AGAAGTTCTGGGTCGGAAAGTCCTGTCCAATAATATTAAATATTACAAATACCTCAAACTCATTTTGATCTGGTCGAGGCTCAACATTCACTTGTAAATTATCAACTCTTGGTTCAAAGTTTTCAATAGTTGTAATGATTTCTCTTTGAATAACAGATGCTGTACCAAAATCAACAAATCCAAAGAGACTATCACGAATAGAAGAACCCAAAATTGAGTTAAAAAACCTTTCTGTCGGTATTGTTTGCACTAAATTACGCACAGACCTCTTGATTGCGTTTTCATTACGCAAAACAGTAAGGTCTTTAGTGACTGGATGTGGGTTAAAAGACAAATTTATGTCTTTAAATGCCCTAGATGTGCGATTTACCGCCATTTATAGTATTTTTTTATTATTTATACCTATCTTGCGAAGTCTTTCATTATATAGTCATCAGTATCAAAATATTCAAGCACCCAAAATGCCACTGATCGTGGATTTTTCGCTCCACAAGTAAAAATATCGAATGCTACACACTGTTTTTCTGGCCAAGTATGACAAGAAAGGTGACTTTCTCCTAAAGTTAAGGTACAAGTCACTCCATATGGTTCAAATTGGTGTGTATATGCATTAAGAACCTGTACACCTTCGATTTTACAGGCATCAATACATACTTGTTCAATCTTTTTTGCATCATTTAACTTATCAAAGGGCACATTATATACTTCAACAAGTAAATGAGTGCCCATATGGGCATTTTTCACAGTTTTCATCCGAATGTATGTATGTTATAGGATTTACGAATTGGTGGATAGAGTATTTTTTTAGGTTTTTTGGTTACTGCTTTGTAAATTTTGAATAATTTTTGTGTTTTCATGAATTTTAGGGTATTCGCTTATTAAAATTTTGCCACTTTTAACAAATTCTTGACTTTTATCAACTTTTACGACCATTTGTACCTCTTTTAAATAATATTTATCCTAATTCTGGGTCATTTTTGCGTTCTTTCGCAGTTTTCCAAAAATAATTCTCTTCTGAACCCAATCCATCACGGTCATGGCCATTTTCCACCTGATAATACACAGTCGAAACCTTAAAATCAGGATTCTTAGGTGTCTCAGGAGTGATACTGTTGTCATAAATCCTCATTCTATTGTTTGGATAT